CTTGTACTTTAGCTCGCTGCTCATTACTCAATACATCGTTCATGAAACTATCTATAGTTTCTCTGCCTTCTGGAGTAAATAAACCGTTTTTACCTTTAAAAGCTCTACGAGTTAAAAAATGAGATAATTCATGAGATGCAGCACTTACGGCGCCGTTTTTTAAAGCTTGATCTCTATTAACTAATATTACATTTTTATAAGTTTTACCTTTTATTATCATGGTTTCTTTAAACACAGCATCTGATGTATTATTAAATCCATTTTCTGCAGCTATATCTATGTAATCTCCTTCTGGTAATTCCCTAAAATCTACATCTAAACCTGGAGCTTCTTTAGCCACATAATCTATATCAGCTTGATATTCTCCAACCTCTATTTCTCTACCTTCACTTCCGAGCATCATCATCTCTTTACCTAGCTCGGTTATTCTTATATTATTCTCTTGTATTTGAGGCTTGTATATTACATCTAAACTAGGATTGTCTTGTATTTTTTGCAACATCTCTAAGTTTTGTGTTTTTATTTTTCTAGCATCTAATATTTTTCCAAGAAATAAATCTTTTTTAGCTTGTATTTGCTTTGACTCTCCTTTAAATTGTTTATTAGCCTCTATAATAGCCTCTGAATATTCACCAAACTCTTTTTGCATTAAAATAAAAGCATGAGTATTTCTTTCTATGCCCATTTTTTCAGCCATAACAAGGTTTAAAGCTTCAACTGGAGTTCTAAAGTTGTATCCATTGTTTCCATCAGATACTGGTGTATCAGAAAACTTACCTATTTCTTTTAAATCTTTTACGCTCAGCTCTTGCCCTGATTGTATTTTTTTACTTATAATATCAATCTTAGCTTCAGTTGTTTTTTGATTATTAGTTTGTGCAGCTATACTTTTCTTAGCTTGAACCACGTTGTTTTGTGTATTTAAAACGCTTGCTGCTAGTTTTAAAGCTTCAGTCTGTTTCTTAACTTCAGGAGAGTTCATTCGCGCTGAATTCATTTTATCAACGCCAAGCTCTTTCATTTTATTATTTAAAGCTTCTGCTATTTCTCCTGGGCTACTAAACTCTTTTACACCTAAAGTTTTAGATGCTTCTACTGTTTTTTGAGTTCTACTATCTATTGCTAATATTCTATTTTTAACGTCAGTGACTACAGATCCTCTCATGCTTAATGCAGAAAAAGCAACAACATCACCTACTAATTGATCTATATCTGTTAAATGCTTCATTGATTCTTTGAAGTCTAACTCATCTTGTTCAGTTTTGTTACTTGAGTACCAATTAATTCCTATATTAAGACCTTCAACACTTTTAGCTACACTAGTAGCTGAAACACCACCCAAGACCATTCTACCCGCAGCATTAGTAACAACACCAAGTCTTGTTCTAGCAAACTCTGAAAAATAAGGTAAGTATGTTAAAGCTGCTTTTTTAGTCATACCAGCTACAGCACTATTACCAACACCAAAAGACACCGCGTCTGTGTTTGATATTTTTTCTCCGTTCCAGAGAAATCCACCAACCTCATTAGCAACATTCATAGTTATAAGTTCTTTAGTAGCACCGCTAAGCACGTTGTAAGTTCTTTTAACAGCTTGTGATTTACCTGAACCCATACTTTTAAAAAGCTTATCAATACTTGCTAAAGCAGGCTTCACACCATACATTTTGCCTCCTGCTTTAACTTTAACTCCTTTAGATGCATATATAGCCATAAGCAATGGAGCTATTCCACTTAAAGCATCTGTAGATATTTCTGGTATACTTGAATTGTTAACACCTTTATCTAATATAGTCTGATCAACTTGAAGGCCCGTGCTTCTAATAGCTTCTGCATAAACTGCTGCTGCTTCAGTAGGGCTACCGCCTACGTCTCCTAGTTCTCCAAAAGAGTCTGTTCTTAAATAATTTTCACCAGTAATACCTTTTTGAAGTCCAGCTAAACCTCTAGCAAGTAAAGGAGCTTCTTCTATTGTCATTAAGTTAGAATTAAGCTTAATAGCTCTATCTAAAGCAAGCAACTCAAAAAAAGCTTCATTGTGCTCTAAAGCTAGTGGATTTTTAGACATTATTTTAGTAATGTTTTTTCCTATAGATAAAAAATCTTTTTTTCTACCTGCATCAGAAACATCATCTAAGGCTCTATCTTTAGATCCAGTAAAATAATTTATTATATCATTAACAAAACCTTCATCTGTTTCTTTTATATCTTCATTATTTTTAGAAATATTCTCATCAATTGCTAGTAATTTAAAAAAAGCTTTTTTCCTAGCTTCTATTAAAACATCTACAGTAGGTGCTTTATCTTGAAGAGCATCAGTTTTTTCTTTAACTAAAGCAATATCTCCATCGCTTAAACCCATATCCCCTTCCTCTAATGGTGGTATAATGTTTTTTTCGTCTATAGAAACACCTATTAAATTACCATTTTCATCATAAGCCTTGTCTCCTGCATTAGCTTCTTTTCTTAATATTTTTTCTTTTAGTTTTTCAGATAATTCTCCTGTTTTTTTGTATTCATCAAATATTTTTCTTTCAGAAGTTGTAAACTGTCCTTTATCAAATCTTTTTGTAAATTTATCAATAGTTATTTGAGCGCCTTCAGATAATTCTCCTGTTTTATAATAAACATTTAGATCATTAGCTTTGGAATCTTTATTTTTAAAGTTATTTAAAATAGACAAATTTGCTTCAACAAAAGCATCTTCATCTACAGCTAAGCTATTACGTATTTTTGAAGCAGATCTATTATTTAACTCTTTACGTATAGGCGCAAGAATATTGTTAGGATCCACTTCTTTTGGATTACCAAATATATTTAAATCTTCAGTATCTACCATAACAAAACCACTACCTTGACTTTCAATCTTGCTCTTGAATCTACCAGGATAATACTTCTCTAACTCTTTAAATCCATCAGCATCTACAAGCTCAAATGGATCTTTTTTATCTTCATTATTTGGGTCTTGTTTTTCTTTGGTTTCTGCATCTTGTATTATCTTGTATATAGCTGGATTACTAGTTACATAGTCATCTAGATAAGCTTTGTTGTAATTATCTGAAGAACTAACTGTGTAATTTACGTTTGGATCTTTTATTAAATCTTCTTGATCTATTTCAATATTAGCTTGAGTATTAGCCTTTACGTCTTCAGACAATAGTCCAGTTGGATTATTGTTTATAGGCGCTTTTTCTTCAGGATTAGCTTGACTATATTTCCACTCTTTATATGCTATTTTCTCTTCACTGTATTCAGGTAAAGTAGAATAATAAAACTCTCCTTTATTAGGATTAAAAGGTTGTTTTTCATCTGGTGAATCCAAAAAACCACCTGCCAATGTTGATTCCGTAGCTGCTAACTGTTCTGTCGCCACAGGTGCAGCATTCTCTACAACGACTTTCTCCTTTTTTTCAACAACTTCTTCAGTTTTTAATTGTCCACCTACTGTAGATATATACTCTTCAACTTCCATTTCAGATGCCGCAGCAGCTTCTTGAATTTCAGATAATGAAATTTCTTCTCCGTCTATAATGTAAACTTCTTCCATAATTAAATTTTAGTAATAATCCATTTGCCTTTATTCTTTCCTGTGCCTGCAACTACATTACCGGATCCTAACTTGAATCTAGCATTGGCCGCGGCTTCTTTAGTATCATAAGTTTTAACGTTCTCCACACCAATGTTTTTCAACATATACGATTGCTCTGGAGGAGTAATACCAGCTCCAGTAGCTAACGTTGTAGTTATATCTGCATTACTCATACTACCAGTTTGATCTTTAGTTATATGCATTCCAAGACGAGGTACGTAAGCTTGTTGTTGTATACCTTGTGCAGATGATCCTGCTTTTTTATTTGGAACAAGAGTTACCATATAAACACCTTGATCTTCTATATTACTAGGGACATCTGTGGTTGGATAATTTCTTTTAACCAATTCTATATAATCTTTTCCTGTCATATACTCTCTATTAGCAGGGAAATTTGTGCCTAAACCGTTTATTTTATTATTATTTAAGTCTTTAGCAATTGCCGAAGCTTTACTTTGATGCAAAGCTGGATCATAAACACCAGCTGAGTTATTAACTGGCATTAAAGAAATATCACTACTACGTGAAACTAATTTACTAAAAGTAGGTTTATTTGCATTCATCATTAATTTATCTTTCTCGGTGAGTTGACCTGTAACTTTACCAGTTGAATCTTTTTCTCCAACAACATTTTTTTCTAATAATTCATTATCTTGAGGTGAAAGCAGTTCAGAATAATAATTAGCTAACCCAACTCTAGCTGTTTCATTTGCTTTGCTAGTTAAAAATTCTTTATCTTTTTCATCTACCACTCCGTCCTTGGTTAAGTCACCATATTTTTTTCCAAAATCTTCATTACTCATAGAATTTATTTGCTTAATTTCTCTCCATGATATTTCACCTTCCACAATAGGATTACCATCGTTATCTCTTAAAAAACCACCTCTCCACAGTTGATCCCATTTTTTTTCAAATCCAGGAGAATTAATATCTACGTCTAATCTTTTTGAGTATTTTCCTAATAAATCATTTTTTACTTGAGTTGGGTCGTACTTTTTTTCTTTTGTTTCTATCCATTTTTTACTTCCTTTATCCCAAATCTTGTTTGTCTCTACAGTAGGCTCAAACAACTCACTTAAACCAGGCATGCCTTTAGCACCGTTCCAATTATTACCTAAACTTTTTTGAAGCAAGTCATCTTCACCAATACTAGTAAACCAATCATTGCCTTGAGCATTATTAGCAACATCAGCAGATAAATTTTCTGTATCGTTTCTTGTTATAATACCATTTTTATCTACATTAGTTGCATTTAAAATAACATTTCCACTTTCGTCTGTATCAAATTCAAAACTACTATATTGATCATTTTGAATATTTTGAGAAAAAGCGTATTTTTCGTTAGAACTACCTCTTGTAACTCTACCAAGATCAATATCTTGATCAACAGCGTCTTGATTAGCTCCTATAGCACTTCCTGACTCATTACTTAAAACAGCCCAAGAACCTATATCTTGTAATACTCTTCTGTCTCTAGCCACTTTCAATCTAAACTCATTTCTAAGTTCAGGAGTTCCTCCAGACCCAAAAGCTTTTTCATGAAATACTGCTTGTTCTGTAGCTAATTTTCCTACTAATTTAGAAGCGCCATCATTCCAAGCGGCTTTACCTGATTTAGTTTGTGCCTCGTAGTCTGTAAAAAAATCATTAGCAAATTGTTGGCCTTCTTTAACAAGTGCGGAACGTTGTTTGTTTTTTTCTTGTTGTTTTTTTGCTGTTAAATTTGTTATTTGAGCTATTTGTTGAGCTACTCTAGCATTGTGGGCGCTAGCATGTTCTGCTGCTTTGGTTATATAAGTTAATGCCATATTTATATTTTTTCAAATTTAACATCAATACCTGAGTAATCAACTAAATCATATCCATATTTGTCTTTTAGTATTGAATCTTTAGATAATTTAGGATCGTTAGACATAACGCCTTTATATTTACCATGTCCGTAGTTTTTGTTTATATATTCAAAAGTATATATTTTTAATCCACTTTTAGATTTTCCTACTTCTTTTATGTTTTCTTTTAATCTTATATCACTGCCAGCCAGTGCTGTTCCTACATTAGAAACTGTGCCAACCACAGCTTCCGTAGCAGCGTCTCCGTAAGCAACCTTTTGTTGTGTATAAAAATCTTCTTTTTCTTCTACTCTAGCTAAGTCAGCTGAGTCTCTAGCCTCTTGTCTATTATATGCATTACCCTCTTCTCCTATAGCTGATTTTTCTAAATTCATTCTTTGTTGGTTAGCTGCTGCTTCTCCAACCGCTTTTTGTTTAGCGTTTGAAGTTTCTTGCTGTTCAATAGTTGCTGCTATTCCTTTTTTACTCTGCATTGCTGCTCTAGCTAAAGCTGTTGCACCGCCAGCAGATGCCCCTGATGAAACCATAGCATCTAGTGTATTTGCTAAAGCCATATCGGTTTGTTCTGCTTGAAACTCAGCTGCCGCTGTAGATACCGCTAAATTAGCATACGGATTGTTAACTTGAGCTTTTAAAGCTCTAATGTCAGCTGCTTGATTTAAAACAGGTTGCCTATTAGCTCTCATTTGAGTGGCTTCAGCTTCTCTTTTGGCTGATTCTGCTGCTGCTTCTTTTTCTTTTTTCTTATTAGAAGCAAAAGATATAGCTCCAGATATTAAAGCTGCACTACCTCCTATTATTGCTGCAACTCCAACAGTTGCTTCCATGTAAATTATTTCTAATATCATATTTTTAATTTTGGATGATTATAATCTTTACTAGTAACATCATTAATTACATCCTCTACTTTAGTTTTGTTAGTAGGATGCACAGTTACCCATACACATTCTTCATGTATATATAAAATTCTTTGTGTTCCTGGCTTAGTCATGCCGTGGCAAGGTCCTTCAAGAAGTTCTAAACCCTTGTCTGATATTACAGTGCATCTACCTGACATAACAAAAAACGGATGCTCAACCAGGTGTATGGCACTTAGATATATCATATCTTTAGGCATGGTAATTTTTCTTATGTAAGTTCCATCACCAAAACTATGTTCAAGATTAGCTCCATTTACAGTGTCAAAAGGATCATCTTCTATATAAGATTTTCTAACAACTGAACCACTATAATCTCTTATTTGTTTTTGAAACTTAGATATTCTATTTCTAAAATCAACAGTACTCATTTTCCCTGCTTCTTTAATAATAATATCTAAATTTTCATCTGCTTTATTATTCATTTATTTAATTTAATTTAATACCCAGAAGACATCATGTATTCACTGCTAGCCGCCCATAATTCTTTTGGTCCACCTTTTTGTGTTGTGTTATCTGTTTTAATTTTTACAGTTGCAAAATAACCTTTTATACCAGTAATACTATCTCCAAATCTAACTTCACCAGGAGCCGCTAATGAATTAGATACCAGGTTAGCTACGTATTTATTTTCTTTTCTATCAAATCCGGCTCTAAAAGGAACTCCTCCTTGAATATATAATCCTTCATCATAACTGTGAATAGAATTAGTAACGTCTTGAGTGTTTATATAATTAGCGTTAGGTCCTAAATTAGGTTCTGTAAAACCAGACTTAAAAGATTCAACTTCCCAACCGTTACTACCTTCGTATTCTATATTTTTAAAAACTTTAACGCTTGAAGCTGAAGGATTAAAAACGAAAGTTACAGTTGAAGGGTTGTATGTTTCGTAATAAAAACCTCTATTATTAATTACAGTTTCATCATAGTGCTCATATAGCTCTGACTGAGTAAACGTATAAAAATTATTTTTTAAACTACTCATTAAGCTAGGTTTATAGCTAGCAAAACTAACCCATCCATTTATAGACTCATCAAAAGTTAGTGTCTTATAAGTGCTTTCTTTTTTGTTGTCTACATGTGAAGGCGTTAACTGCATAGACATAACATAATTTTTATTATGAATATCCCAACCACCTATTGCTCTTGGTTTTATTGGACTTGTAAATCTAAAAGTAGTTCCAGATGAATAGCTTCCAATAAATTCAGATAAATAAACCTCTGTAGTAGTAGCTCCAATAATAACTTGACTTACAAAACCATCTAAATTTCCACTTGACCCGTTTGCTGCTGAAAAAGAAACATTCATACCTGTTGTTAGATTTGTTAATTCAAATCCATCTGCTGTTATGCTTGAGTTAGTTAAAGTTATAACAATATTAGTTGTTTCTACACTAGAAACACCTACCACTACGTAATTAGAGTTGTCATCAACTATCAAAGCTAGCTCATCTCTAAAATAATCTGTCATGCCATAAGCACTTATCTCAGTAAGGCCATCACCAGACAGTCTCATTATAGCGTTTCTATCTCTATCTGAAAAGTATTTTCTATATCCGTAAACAGCAAAACTCTCTGGGTTATTACTTATACCATACTCTCCTTTGTAAGGAACTATTTGGCCTAAAACTTTAGCTCCAGCTTGAGTCTGAGTACCACCCTCGGTTGTATATATTGTATCTTTATCTATTAAAGCTCTACTTATTTTATTTTCTTGAAATACTATTAAATTAGTGTCTTCAGAATAAGTTTTTTGAATAGAACCATTTTGAGGATCTGCAGATCTAACTAAGTCTTCAGCAACTGAGAAAACGTTTGTATTGTTAATACCTGTTCTAGAATTATAAAGTCCAGAATATATTAATGAATTAAATCTATTTTGCTGCTGAGGCTCAGGTTCGTTAACATAAGCTTTAACACCTTTATCCGTAGATGTATTATTGTAACCACCTCTGATCCTCGACTCTTCTACGTACCAACTATAATTATTAAAACCTCTATAGTCTAATGTACACTCTAAAACAGGTGTTGCTGCTGTTGTATTTGGTATTGTAAACTTTAAAATATCACCAGGTTCGTAATCCACGCCCGTGGTTGTACATTCAAGACCAACTACTTCTCCAAAAACAACTACATTATTAACATCTTCTACTGAGGCTACAGTAATAGTAAACAACGCATCACTGCCATTAGTAACAGAAGCTGACAAAGGCGCTTGATCAACATATATATGATCTGCCGCAGGAATTAAGAGAGCATTTTTTTTACCTGAGCTTATGTTTCTTTCAAAACCATTTGGCCTTTGGTTTAATTCAATAGAGTTTGTTGTACCAGGATAGCCGATACCAGGTGATATAGCCATACCAGCAGGTGTTGTTAAATACCCATTTACACCATCAGGTATAACAGCCAACACGTCGTCCATGTTTGTATCTATTAATTTTTTTAGTAAATAAGTATTAAACCAATCTACTTCTATAACTGTAGCCATATTTATATTATTACTTGTTTATTTATTTTATTACTTAACTAACTACTCTGGCTGTTTTCTTCATCTGGTAATGTAACTACAACGGTTATATTTATCGAAGTACTACTTTTTCCAGAGCCAGAAGCGTCATTTACATATACTGGAATTGTAAAAGAACCATTAGTACCTCCAGTAAATCTAAGTATCTGCACATTACACGGTATTGGAAAAGAATTTGTTAGAGGTAATGGAAAATTACTAATACTTCCACTGTTTCCGTTAACAAAAGACCATGCACCTCCTGCCGGCTGTAAATTTGATTTAACCCATCTTAAGCCTTGGTCTTGAACACCCAACACAGCACCATTAATGGCATATAAAGCTACTTGAACAAAACCACCGCTTGAGCTTAAAGTAATATCAGTAGCAGGTATAGGAGTTTGAACATTATTAACTATGTTTGATTCCATTAGTTTTGGTGTGATATTTCCTAAAAATCCACTTACAACAAAATCTTTTGAATATGAAATATCTGCCTCTATATTACTTACATTTATATAAAATTTAAATCCATTTAAAGAACTATTATTTCTAAAGTACCTATTAACTGTATTTTTAATTAGCAATTGATTTACATTAGCGGGTAACGGAGAAACTAATGAGCCAGAAAACTCATTTGAAATGTCAGAAACAGCAAGGTTTTCAACTTTTGTTAAGGAAATATCAGCCCCAGCCAATAAAACTCCATTAATATTTTTACAGCTAATTGTAGTTAATATCGTGTTTAATGCATCATTTTCATTATAAAAAATGTTAGCTCCTTTTTCTTGACCTGTTCCTTTAATAAATACTAGTTCAAAAGGGGAGGCTGCTGCTGCGGCTGTTGTTATGGCAGTATTTAATTCAGATATTAATCCACTAGTAGAACTTTCCCAGTATATATCTAAATTAGAATTTCTTGGTTTAACTTCCATTACTGATAATGGATCTGGCCAAACTGGGTTATCTTGCGCTATATGCTCTGGAAGCAGCGTAAATTCTAAAGGATCACTCCAGTAACAACCTATAGCACCGTTAGTTAAATCATTACCATATGAATCAATATACACTTTGTCTCCAGCACTATATCCAAATCCTAGAGTAGTTACTTGCCAGAACATCTTTCTAGGACTACCAGTAACATCACTACTATCTACTTTCTGTTGCATGCCGCTTGTATTCCAAGGTCCTATATTCAATCCTCTTAATCTTAACCCTGAACCACCGCCATTAGTACTTGTTGGAATACCACCACTAGAACCAAAATTAAAAGGTTTTAATTCTATGGAAATTGTATTGTCAGCTCCAGCGTCGTGGTGAGGATTCAAAGATAGACCAGTAACTACACCAGGACTTATTTTAATTATATCACCAACTTCATAACCGGATATTCCTCCACTCACAACTTTAATTACTAGATTAGGCTCTCTCATTGAACGCTCTAGTTTATTATCCCAATAGCTGTTTGTTTCAACAGCTGGAGTATAATCTTGAACAAGTGATCCATATTCTTGGGTGGTAGAAGTCAATTGATCTCTAAAATAAAGACCAGTTACTGTAAATGATAAAATTGCGCCAGTTCCATTTCCACCTCCACTATTTATGTATTCAAATTCATTTGAACCAGTAGCAGGCGTACCAGACGATTGAGTTAACGTTCTTGTAAAAGTATTTTTTTCGTGTAACGGAGTTGCGGACGTAACAACATTCGCGACTTGTAGAGTTGGGTAATCAATAACCAAGTAAGGATTAGTCCCTTCATCGGTAAATTCCCTAAAAGGAACTTTATAATTAGAGTTAGCTACTGAACTAGATTTGTATCCAGAGGTAAAAGCTATTCCAGGATCTTTGCCGCCTTGAAAAGCTTGAGCATTTAATTGAGTAGCAACAACTGGTGGTGGTGGTGAATACGCTCCCCATTGAGCTTCGTTTCCATTACCAATTGTTATTTCACCAACAAAACCAATAGCATTTTTATTTCTCCATTTTGTTTCTGGGTTTGGATATAAAGAACCATCAACTGGGCTTTTTAAAATTATCCTATCATTAGACGAGATTTCAGCAATTGAAACAGCCATATTAGGATTTAAAGAACCTCCAGTCCAAGCTGGCAAACCCATTCCTTTTGGCCCCATGCTAGCATCATCATCATTATCTCTACTATATATAGCGTTGCTAAAAACTATGTTATTATAATAAGCACCATAAACATTACCATATGTACTTAATCTGGCAACATTAGGATTACTTTTTGCTTGGTATATACCTGGCGCTATAAGAACTGAAGCATCTAGTACTCTATTGGCAGAGTCATCAAAAGATACTTTACCTTCTCTATTTATACCTAAATCATTAACTTTACCTATAGCATCAACAGTGAAATAATCTAATGTGTTTTTTCTTGTATTAAATTGTTGGCTTAAAGGTAGCCACTGTTGTGCAGATACTCTAGGGTATAAAACTGAATCACTTGTTGAAAACTGTGTTTGTTCTGGCGCTACATCTTCTGTACTTATTGGTATTTTATTTATATTATCTCCAGTTAAAGTAATATGAGACTGTAGTTTAGCTAAAGGTATGCTATATTCCGTAGTTCCAGATAAAGAATTAGGTAAATAAGCATTGTAATAATCTTCAGCTTCTTGTTTTACAACAACTTTATAACTATACCAACCTAGTGGATTAGAATTTCCAATAATCTCAATGTCTATAGTAGAAGATAAAGTTGAAAATTGAATACTTTTGTTTAAAGTTATTCTTTTATTTGAATAGTCAACTGATATTATAGCTAGAGAAAAAGGTGTAGGAGTAGTGTCTTGATCTACGCCCTTAACTATACTTCCTATTATTATGTCGTTAGACCAATCAGCATCACTAACTTGCAATATATTAGCTAATGTCTGTTGCGTTGGCGCTGGCGTTGATGCGCAATTTATAAAACCACTTCTATATAATCCAGGATAACCACCTGCGTAAGAAACTGTCTCAGGTATAGCGTTATTCCAAAACATTTTTATACTATCTCCAAACCAATTGTTTATGTTTGTTGACCTGTCTCTATATTTAGAAAAAATTGTTGATCCAGAAAAAACATCTGATGAATTTATGCTACCATTAGGGAAAACAACAGTTCCCTCATTTATAGCAGACAAAATAACATCTGAAGATCTTCCGTATTTATCTTGTAAAACAACTCCAACTTGATAATTTCTATTTTGTTTAACACTATGTGTTATATAAGCTGCTTGTGAAGATTTATTAGAAAAGTCTTGGTCTAGTCTAAATTTTTCATTTATGCCTACATAATAGTCTAAAGTTAGAGGTGGAGTAGGTTTATCTATAAAATTACCAAAAACAACTCTATTACCAGTAACTGACTGTGTTTTAGCTCTAATAGGTATTTTATCGTAAACTCTAACCGTATCTGCTTCTGTTAAATTTCTAAAAGGTTTTCTAGACTGATAATTGTATTTAAATATTTTTGACGAATTACCACTTATTTCTACATCTATATAACTAAACGTGTCTAACACTTTTACTTGAAGCCCATCAGACTCTTTATATAATATATCTATTTCTATTACTTTTAATTTGTCATATAATTGATTTATAATAAATTCAGACTCTATATTTATTTCTACTTCATCTACTCTATTCTCAAAAAAAGCAACAACTGTTGAATTTGAGATAGCATCTTCTTGAGATTTTATAACGCTAAATGCTATTGTATCGTACCTATGGTCAGCTTTTCTTGATTGAGGAGGCTGAGCGTAAGCTGCTGAAGGACTAGCTGCGCTGGGGTAACTGCTAAATGATTGTATCGGCACAATTGGAGTATCTTGTTTATTAAAAACAGTATTATTATCTGTTGAGCTAGTTAAGTAACCATCTTGTTTTGGTATAAAAGCTGGTTGAGTAAATGGAGACATTAATGAATATTCACCATCTTCATATTTAAACCTATAAGCAAATCTAACAAATTTTTCTTTTAAAAAATCTGAATCCCCAGGCCAGTCAGACTCAAATTCTGGATTTTCTTCAGAAAAAGTTATAGCACTAGACATTATAAGCACTTTTGCATTAAACCCAGCAAACCAGCCGGGGATTGTTGAACCTACTACAATGTCATATAAGTTAGGCCTACTGGTGTTTACTACTACTGAAGCTACTTTAACGTCAGAATTTAAAGGGCCTTGATTAACTCCAGAAGAATTACCACCACCCACTGCTGAACTAATTAACATACCTTTACGAGGCTTACCATTGCAAACACACGTAAAAGCATAATTAGTGCTTTGTCTACCTGGAAAATTATCAGTTGGGTTTCTATAAAAAGGAGTACCAGAAGTTATTTGACCAACTAGTGAAGCCTCTTTAAATCTTTCAGACTTAGTGTATGATGTTGGATAATATAATTTTATATCTTTACCACTAAACACTAAATCAGATTTTACTGTAGATTCAATTTCAAAATAAAAAGGATTGGTTGTGCTGAGAGCTTTTATTCTAATGTTTTGAGTTTGGGAAGTTGCTGCTGCGTCTGGATCAATAACTAAAAAATTACCTGGCTTTAAAGATTGGTATTTAATAGGTACATCACAATCAAAGCTGGTTATTAAAGTGGTATTTATTGGTATTTCCACTTGCGCTCCAATTATTATTGGATTAATGCTTGAATTAAATACTGTTATAGTTTTTGTAGCAGGAACAACGTTATTGACAACAACTGAAGTTATGTAAGAAATACCAGGACCACCAAAGCCGGTTATTTTCATTCCAGGAACAACATTGTTAACACCTGTTGCAGGGACTTCAAAAACTGTACCTCCAGCTGGTATGATTGCATTATTAGTAACACTACCGTCAGGTAAAGTAGTATGGTATTCATTTGAATGGTAGCTAGATGCTACTTCAACAGAAGTTGCATTATATAATTTAATGCTGCTATGAAGCTGAGCAGTCTTATAAGGATAGTATTTAGCTAAAGATATTTGTTCTTCTGTTGTGTAATGAGTTGGTGTTGAGAGACCAGAACTATTAGCTAAGTTTACATTTATTTTTCTAGGTTGGTTTCTATTGTCAGTCCAAAACAGTAATTCTTCTATTAAATTAACACCGTTTATTAAATTTGTGGTTGAAAAATTTAAAAAATTTCCATTTACCAAAACACGAGACTGACCTAGTATCAAATCATAAACATGTATAGCACAATAAGCACCAGCTGGAGCTGGATTTGATAAAGAGCCAGAAGACGAATCTGTGTAATTTGTTATATATACATATATTCTATCATTAGCGCTATCCATTAAGTTGCCTATAATTACAGCACCATCAACAGTAGATCCATTACTAGAGGTAAAAGAGTTAAGTTTTAAATTACCTAATACATTTTCTAATGCACCAACATCAGCACCCTCTGATTTACTTACATTTATATTTTGAGCATCTCTATACTCGCCTTTAGATAATAATCTATCATCTAAGTCTTTATTCATTTTAGACTTGATAAAAGTATTTTGCGCTTTTGCCATTTAATTCTAGTGTTTAATCCATTTAGACTTACCTCTCATAACTTGAGTAAATTCACCTAATTTTATATTACTTAATCTTATTTTCGCATTTCTTAATTTAGCAGATTTTTCTTTTTTAAATCTTTGAACTATGTATTCTGGTGTCTTTGGGCGATAAGCTATAATATTGTATACCATGTAAGCATATAATGCATCCTCGGCCATCTTAGGTATCTTAGTATCCTCATCATAACCAAGTCCATCAGATATATATTCTAGCAGTATTAACCTATTGGCTAAGTCACTACTAAACGAAAATACTCCACGTCTTTCGTCTATTGTAAACCATCCATTTTTTTGAGATATTTGAGGATCTAGCCCGTATCTTTGTCCATACGCCATTTTCCACCAATCCCAGCCATTAACATTAGCATTGCTATTTACATTAGCTAAAGTTTCATTGCCACTTATGTTGTTACTGTTAGAAGATCTCCACCTACCGTTAACTAGGGACTGTTTAGATTCTAAAGCATTACCATAAAAATCTTGCGTAGGTATCCCACTAGAGTCTTGTAATGGTGTGAAAGTAGGGTTTGAAGTTAGAGTTGTAGGGTATATTATATGTTTAACACCAGCACCATCAACCCAAGATAATTGAACGTAATTAACATAGTCTTGTGGCAGAACTAAAGATAAGCTAGGTGGTATAGTTAATTCTTGAGATTTAACACTTCTTAAAGTGTCGTAGCTAAATTCTTGTAAACCTCTTTTGGCATGGAATACCACATCGGATCTTTTTGTTCTAGGTATTAACTTGTCAGTACCAACATATATAATCATGAAATTATTAATAATATCTTTTAAATCAACATATTCATAATTTTTATAATTATCCCATAGCGAAGAATTAATTAATTTAATTTCTACTATAGAAGTGCTTGGAACCGCAGTACCTGCAGAAACTAAAGAAACGCTTTGAGTTCTTACTCCTCTATCAACGGTAGTACTTAAAGTTGCAGTTATTTTATAAGGATCTAAAGTTGGATATTGCTCTACGTTGTCTATATATATTTTAAAATTATTTACAGAAGTTGCTGTATCTGTAGCATTCCATATTAAAGGAGTTAAAGTATTGGGCCATGTAAAGTTATTTGTAGCGTTACCGTTAGGCGTGTATACTACAGATCCTTCGTAATATTCTGAACTAGTTTGTTTTATTAAACCCATAATTTATTTCTTTGAATTTGTTTCTTCTATTTGCTGCAACCCACTAGCCGCTTGAATTATTTGAGTGTCTTTTATTATTAAACCAGCGTATTTTAAAACACCTAGTATAGTCTCTGTTTGCTGGCTTTCACTTATTTCAAATTGAATAGAACCTTGACCAGTACCACTCATTAAATTAGCCTCTGTAAGTGTTATTATAATATTAATAGAAGGTGAACCTGTAATAAAAGAATTTGTTGCAATAGTTATAGTATCTCCAACAGCGTAGTTTTTACCAGATAACGTTACATTTATAAAAGTATTAGTGTTTGTTAGTGTTACTGCACCAGTTCCATTTACTGTAAAATTTATTTCCGCTCCAGTGCCACTACCATTTGTTTGAAAAGTTAAATTTCCAGTGCCAGCAGCTCCTTGAGTTAAAGGATAGCTAATAGAGGTTGCTGGTGCAACGGCGCCAGCAGCACTTCCAATTAAATTAGTTGAAGAAGTTAAAGAAGCTACAGCTAAACCGCTAGGTACATATAAATTAGAATCGTATATATACTGTCCTAAACTACCTATAGTAAAACCCCACCTGGCATCTAATGGTTTTCTTATGTAATTAAATTCTACATCATCATTAGAAGGTGTGGAATTTAAGCTAGGATATACAGTTATTTTGTTAGCGGCATAAACACCTATAGGAAAATTTAAACTAGGCTGTAGTAAAGGAGATTTTGTTTGTAGATAATACTGTTTTTTACCCATCAACTCTATTTGAGGTGAGCCATTAGCTTTAGAATAAACTACACTACCCATTCTATGAACTGGAGATGAATTTGAGCTAGCGTCTTTGATTGGTTCTAAATATGTTACAGAGCTATCTGTATTTACTACGTGAGAACTAGCCTTAGCCGTTTCATCAAAAGTTTGAAACTCTTCATAAGTATGATCCATTCTTGACGCATACTCCACGTCTGTTTTTGGCATTCGTAAAAATTGGTTGTAGTCTTCAAAAAACTTTTCAAAAGTTTCTAATTGAACTTGTGTAGCTAATTTATTAAACTCATCAGGAGTTAAATAACCACGTTGTTCTTTATTAAGAATACTTAATACTGTAGTGTATACCGTGTTTACGTTTATTGCCATTTTAATATTTTTAAAAAAAAAGGGTGGCGATAAAACCACCCTTGTTTATAATCACTTGTTATTTTACTTTTTTATTTATAGATTTGTAAACCTCAAGTCCTTCGTCTGTTTTAAACCACGCAGCCATTGCTGAATAAGGGTTTTCGTCAAAAGGTACAGTCATTAGTTTACGACCATTAGATGTCCATTTAAATGTTCTTTGATCATCGGCTAAAGAAATTATATTTTTTTCTGTAGCTACAATAGCAAAGTTTCTTAATACAACATTTTCGTCTTGAGATAATTCCATAAAAAGATTTGGTTGTTCTTTAGCAAATAATAATAAATCTCTTTTTAGCTCTTTAGAACTTAATTTACCTACACTAGAACCTTTTTCAACTCTTAATATAGCCTCTGCTTGGTCAATATCCATTTCGTAAGCCATATTCATAGCGGCTAACTCCATCTCTAACCAATCATGCTGGTCAGATGCTTCTTGTTTTTGATCATGCTCAGTAAATATTAATCCTCTATGAGGGTGTTTTTCTAAAAACTCTTGTAAGTTTCTTTTTTCTTTAGGAACCATTAAGTGTCCCATTTCAAACATTATATGCTTTAAAGTAACATTACCTTTTTGCTCATCAACAAAAATACTTTTATGATTTGTTGCATATCTTAATTCTCTTTCATAACCAACTTTAGAATCAAACCATACTAAAGGGTATTTAGCAGAGTGTCTTGAAGGTAAAGTATATGTAAGAGGATTTTTATTTCTTAATAGATAGTAATTTCTATCTTTATATTCCCAAGTTTTTTCTTTAGACTCTTGTTTGGGTGCATGAGCTTTTTTTTCTTTTGTTTCCATAATATAATATAATATAATAATTAAAAATTGGTTATTTAAGTTGAAGTAACTTTTGTGTATTCACTAGTTGCTATACTAATAGGAACAGGGATACTAAATGTATCAGGATTTTGACCACTTGTGCCACTATAAACTATAGGTCCATTTATAACACCACTTAAACCAGCACTAGATGATATTGCTGACCAAAACACGTTTTTGAATTCTGATGCAGAAAGCTGAAAATCAGGCCTATTGCTAGGTGCTGTGTAGGCTATAACTTTACTTGCCATAGCTAAATCACTAGTTCCGTCTGCAATTATTGACAACGGTGTATAAAGAATTTTTACTATGAAAGTAGTTCCAACGAACAAAATATCAATTGTAGAAACATTATCGCAGCTAATTAGATTAATATAATTATCAAAATCAACTCTATACGGGGTTAACGTTGCCCCATCTCCAATTCTAACTCCTAAATTTAAATAACCCATTTGTTTTTTATTTAAAAAAAGACCCCGCCGAAGCGGGATCTTAAGTATAACCTTGATTAAGTTAAAACTGTTGAAAGCTTTAATGTAACTTCAGGTGTTATAGTACCTACTAGCATTCCAGTAGATGTAACTTTTTGTTCAACAATTGGTCCAACTAATGCTGGTCCACTTGTTCCCATTGCTAAGCTAAACGCTTCTGCAAATTCAGCTAAATATTGAGCTTCAGTTAAAACAAAAGAGTTAGATCCGCCTTTGGTATAAACAATATTAGCTTTCGCTAAATAATCGTCTTTCATAACAAGTGCATAAGTAACATCAATTGTAAGCGTGTTAGCTGATATTGCTGCTGTAAGTTGTAATACGCCTTCGGCCATTACAACTTGATTTTGTGTGATTTTTAATAAACCCATTTTCTTATTTTTTAAATGTTAATAATTAATTAAGCTCCTTTGAATAACACGAAGTTATTAGCAGCTTGAGTTACTAAACATCTTTCAGATAAGAAACTTACAGTCATAGCATCTAAAGTGTCAGTATAAGCACCGCCTACTGAACCAGTAATCCAAGATTTCATTCTTCGATCTTCAGTTTCAGAAGCTCTGTATCTCACATGTAAGAAAGGACGTCTGATGTTTGATCCTAACATTTGATCATATACTGTAGTAGTTCCAGCTGGAATCATTACACCATCAATTTCCTTATCCATACCTCTTAAAGAAGCATCGTTAAGATATTTCCAGTCAGTTTTGTAGAAGTCATAAGAACCTCTTCTAAACCCTGAAAAACCAAAGTTAAGAGCCATATCGCCATCATTCTCAAATAGACCATAAGAAGCAGCTGTAGTAGAAGCAAATCCACCATTAACAGCAGCAATCATATCGTCAAAATCAAGAGCCGTAGATCTTGATAAGAATAACATGTTTTCTTCGATAGCACCTTGCTTGTCTAAGTTTTTGAGTATTTCATCAAAATCTGATAAAGCACCTGAACCAGGAGCAGCAGCGCCAGCAAAACCAGAGTATACATTACCTCTTGCTTCGATAGCAGCAAATAAACCTTCAGAACCTTGAACATCAGAGGTTAAAGCCACATCATTAGTTCCACCATATTGGAATTGAGCTCCACTAGCATAAGCAGCAGTGTTCATATCTTCAGCTTCTATCATTGACATTTCTAGGTAATCTTCAAATCTTAATCTTGTTTCAGACTCAGACTTTAAGTACCACAAGTATCCTGATTGACCATCTTCAGTAGAAACTTCAACCCAACCAATCTGAGCTGTGTCAGATCCATTAATTTGAAAGTTATCTTTAAGAATCATTGGTCTATTAGAAAACTGCGTGAAAGCAGGTTGAATAGAACCTTGCAATCCAATAGCACCTTTACCGAATTCAGAACCGTAAACAAATACGTTTACTTGCCCGGCAACAACACCTAAAGCATTAGTTGCTGTTCCGTAAAACTTAATTTGTAATTGATCTAACATATTGTTAGCAGAGCTAGTTACAGCCTGTACTAAACCTTTTTGTACTATAAGTCCAGTAGCAACGTCAGACATTAAAACTGTTTGACCAACTCTAATAGCGCCTCTACGTGAAGCAGCAGCTACATCAGGTTGAGCAACAGCTAAATTTAATAATAACTGAACATCAGCATCAGCAGTACCAGAAGCACCTGTGATTTGATTACTCTTGTAAGCTACGTGAAGTCTATTTTGTTCAGACCAAATTACTTGATCAGAAGTCATAGGCATTTCAGCTCCTACCATTCTCAAGAAACCACCAATTGTTCGGTTTCCGTATCTTTCTATCTCAGCTTCGTAAAGCTCAGGTAGATATTGTTGTGCGAAGTTGTTAACTGGATCTCCGCCCGCAGCATTTCCTGTAAAATCTAAATAGTTAGTGTTTAAAGCTAATCTATTTTGTGCTGGGACTATTGATGCAGGAAAACTTCCTGAATTTGAAAAACTCATGTTTTTTATTTTTATTTATTAATTGTTCTTTTTATTTGTTTTAAATTTCAACTTAGAACTATCAACACCAGATATTGCTTTTACTTTCAAACCACCAATAAAAACATCACCTGTAGGATTACTCCTTGGTTCTGTACTTATATTGTTTGATTTAGCTACCACATCTTTAATAGCGTCGGCTTTACCTTGCTCATAAAAATGTTGTGCTATTGTATCTGCATTTCTAGCTGCGTATACGGCTTTGTGATAGCCAACAGTATCACTAATCTCACCCTCTTTGTTTAAGAACTTCTTAACAAACGTACTTAAGCTTGATTGGTTTTCAACAACATCACTTGGACTTGAAACGTTATACCTAAAAGTTTTTTCGCCAACGTTAAAATCGAAACCTTCAAATTTTTCGTTTAACAACTCTTTAGTATTTTTTTCAAACAAATCGCGAATATGTTTAACTTTCTCTTGTTCTTTGTTGTGTCTATTGAAAAAATCCATTGCTTTTTGTTGTTCCTGAGTTACGCCGGGTCTCAACTTGATTTCGTCGTAATATTTCTCTTTTGTTTCTTCCAAAAAGTTTTTGGCTTTTGCAATTTCTTCTTTGAATGCGAGTTTTTTCTTTTTTACATCTCGCTCTTCATCCACCTCTTCATCATAATTAAAATTATCCTCCATTATGAAAGATATTTCTTCATTATTTAAATGTGGTTTAGTATTTTTATAAAACTCTCGTAGTATTGAATCTTCGTCTAGTTGTGAGTAATCTCTATTTAACCTAGCATAATCCTCTATAGTTCCACCAGTTTCTTTCATAAACGAAACTAACTTGCCAATATTTTCAGGCATTACTATTTCAGGTTTATTTTCTGTAACTGGATTTTCTAAATCTGGAGCTTTTTCTTTTCTTTCTATTTCAACTATAGGTGAAACTACTTCTTTCTCTTCGGTGGGCCGTACTTCTTCAACCACTTTTTCGCCACTTGTTTTGTCTTTTTGTTTTTCGACAATAACATTGCTATCATCTGGCTTTTGTTCTTGAATGGCATTTTTAGTTTCTACTTTAGTTGTTTCTTCTGCAGGTTTTTTAGTTAAATTAACTTTATAATCTTCATTGACTGCATTTGTTAATTTCTTTGGCTTTTTAATTTTTAGAGGTGCCTTCTCTTTATCTTGAATTGTTTCTGACATAATATAATATAATAATTAATAATAGTTACGGCATCAAGGGCTCAACACCCGTGGTGCTCATATCTTCTTCATTGTTGTTTTTAAAATCACTAGGTAATAAATTATTTTTTCTTTGGTCTATCATCTGGCTTTGCTGAGTTCCAGATATTCTAGTTCTTTCGTCTTTACGATCTTCTATAAAACTTTCTTTATCTCTATCTCTTTGTATTCTCATTTGCTCTAATTGAACATTATAACCAAATTCAATTTGCATTGTTTCTTTTTTTATCTGAGACTCTGTCTGCATTCTCTGTATTTCAAATTGAGATTTACCTTGTTCTATTTGTAAAGTTGTTTGAGATAATGCTTGTTGTTTTTGGAGTTCTGCCATAGCGGCTTTTTCTGCTGTTTGCTGGTTCGCTTGTGCTTGCGCTTGTATATTAGCTTGTTGAGCTTCTTGATCAGCTTTTTGTTTTTTCTTTCTTCTGTATTTTAAAAACTGATTAGCTAGTTGAAGGTTTTTAACTTCTCTAATATCTATAGCGTCTTCTAAGAATATTTGTCCTGATTTTAAAGCAACTTGTATATTTTCTTCAAGTTTAGCTTTTTCTTCTTCATCTGGTTCTAAATTTAAAAATATACCAAAGTCATGTATGTTTAGTTTGGACAACTCATCTAAAGTGCCTACGTTGTATTGTGATATACTATTTTCTAACGATGCTCTAGTTAAAGGAAATTTTAAAGAATCTGCTACTCTTAAAGATATATTTTCACAAGCTCTAAGAGTTAAAAATAACTGAGCTTGAAGTATGTGTCTTGTAGCTACGTTTGAATTAGCAGCTGCTATTTTTTGTAAGCCCACTAAAGACTCTTTTGCTGGCATACTACCGTCTCTGGCTTCGTTTAATCCAGTTACATCCCTTATCATTTGCAAGTAATATTGATAAGTTTGTATCAATGACTGTATTTTAGCTCCACCAGATCCCGTTTGCAATTCTTGAATAGGTACTTTACCTCTATTAGGATCACCATCTACTGTTGAAGATCTACCAACTATAGAACCTGTTTGAAAATACATATTTAAAGCTTCTCTAGGGTTGTAGTTTGTTCCATTACCCAAATCAACTTCAGCCAGTCCATCTACGTCTAAAAACACGCCATCAGGAACTACTCTAGCTAATACTTGCTGAATTTTTAAATGTGTTAATTGAATCATATCAGCAAAGCCAGTAACTCTAGATACCAAAGACTCTATTCTACCTTTATACATTCTAGGAGCACATATAGCATAATTCATGTGAACTCTAGTAGTATCTGCATTAGGTCTAGTCATACTTTCTGATAAACCCCATTGCATCATCATAGGGTGTCCAAGTATTTTTGCTCCAGAATATAAAGTTTCTATAGTTCTAGATACTCTTTCAAAATTATCATTTTCTGGTGGATTAAAAGTGTCAGGTTTTTCTAAAGCTTTCTCAAGACCAAAAGCATTTTTCTTTATTTTAAAAACTTGATCTGAATAAGTCTTATATTCAAAGTATAAAACCTGAACAGTTAAATCATCTGATCTTCCATTCCAATTTCTTAAATATTCAGCATTACCTGGATACCGTTGTATAGTTTCCATTTCTTCATCAGTAAGTCCAGGAAACTGAACTTTTAAATCTTGTAATGAAACAGATTTAACTTCACCAGCATAATATACATCCTCAAAGTTTGGGTCTTCTGTATAAGAATATACAAGCCTTGAAGGGTCAACATATTCAACTATAACTCCTCTAGATCTATCCCACCTGGTTTTTAAAGCTCCAATACCTAAAACAGTTAAATCATAAGCTACTCTTTGTCTTGTTAGATCATATTTATTATAATCTAAAACTTGATTTATAACTTCTTCCTCAGCCACTTCAACACTTTGTTTAAAGTCCATCTGCATATGAACAGCTAATTCTTCTTTATCTTGCGGAGCAGCGTCTGGGTTTTCTGAATTAAAACCATTTACGTTTAAAACTTTTTTGGCTTCTGTTAAAAATTCTTTAGCAACTATATCAGTCATTAAGCCTTGAGCATATTCAGTTCTTTGTTTAGAACACACTGGGTCTTGAGCAAAAGCGTTTATTTCGTAACTTCTATCAGATATGCCATTAACAACAATATCTACGAATTTAGCTAAAACTGGAACTGGTTTCCAGTCTAAGTTTAAATAAGATAAATCTCCATCTATAGCTAATTCATCTTTATATTTTTGAACAGGTTGTTCACCTCTAGCGTAAAGTCTTAATGAGTGGTATTGATTATAGTTAGTAGCGTAACCACCTGCACCACTTCTGTAGTTTCTGAACCATTCACCTTCTATAGCTCTTCCTACTGCTAAACCGTATTCTTCTGTTGCTTTCTCTGCATCAGGAACAACTTGATTTGGAAAAGAACTATTATTACTAGTGTAAATTTGCGCCATATTTATTTTATAATTTTTGAAATGCTACCTTTATTGTCATATCTTTTAAAGCCAAGATAAACAGGTTTTATTTTTCGATCAGCAACAGGTTTGTATCTGTTCTTGTTGCAAGCCATAATAGATAAACCAGAACTTATAGTAGCATCATGCTTTGTTCTATTGTTTATATTAAATACAGCCCAATCTTCTAATGTTTTTTGAAGATACATGTCTCCATATTCTTCATTGTTTAATCCTACATATTCTTCAATATAAGACTCTACCGCAGCCGCGTGAGCTTGCTTAATGTCTTCACTTGAATTAGGTATTCCACCAATTTCTTTTTCTGTTGTAGATAATTTATTCCAAACTTTATCAGGTCTGTTCATTGAAAAACCTCTATAACCTCTACGTTTGAAATAATATAACAATCTAGGTTTATTATTCTCACATAATATAGGCATACTATAAAAAACACAAGCCATCAAAACATCTTCAAAAAATATCTCCGCTGTGTGTGGTCTTGATATATATTCTAAAAAAAAGTGATTAGGTGGCGCATCTTCCATACTAAATTTAGTTAAACCATGCAAAGCCCCATTAGAGCCTTTACCATCTACTGTTCCTGATATATCATAACTATCACATCCAAAAGCACCTATGTGCTCATTTCCTGGATATTTTGTTTCATTTTTTATTATTATTTTGTTTTGTAAATTACTTGGTGGAACCCAAGTTATTAAAAATCTACCATTTTTGTCAGGAACAAATTGTACTGATGTATCTTTAACTCCATTTTTCCAGATAAATTTACCTTGAGTAACGTTAGTAACGTTATTAAACTCCTGGTTATAATCTATTTGTTGATATATTCTAGTTAAATTAAATAAACTTTGTTTAGACTCGTCTCTAAAAGCGTGTTGTTCTGTTCTTGGAAACTGTCTGTAGTATTCGTTTAAACTATCTTGATCAGACTTTAATCCTTCAACTTCGTTTTGCCAGTGTTCAATAACGCCTGTTGTAATGTCGTAACCGTCAACGCCTTTGACGCTATCTTTTTCTCTAATAAAAACAGGTGATCCGTAAGTATCCATGAATCCTTCGTAGTTCCATTCCATAGGGACGAACAAAGAATAGAGTCCAGAAGAAGTTTGTCCATTTCTATTTCTTTTTTTAACGTCTGAATTATAGTATAATTTTTTGAAGTTGTTTCCACCCTTGTCTAATGCATTTGAAGTTGAGCCCATCATACACTTGCCTACGATTCTTGATCCTAGCCTTAATGTAGTTTTTGTAACTCTCCAGTTATTCAATATGTTATCAGGTCTTTCCCATTTACCACTTTCATCATGAGCTAATAGCTTTAGCTTTTCACCATCGTAAGAGTTGTCGCCTGTATTTTTCCAGTCAATAGTTGTATCAAGCCCATCAAGTTCCCTTAATTGCTCATTACTTTCAAGCTTTCTTCTAGTAAGTTTTGAAGCCGGAACCCTATACGCCAGTTCTGTCTTAGGACGATCCATACCGTCTTGGATCGGCTTGAAGAAAAACGGATAGTTAACGGATATTGGCACGACTTTATCTGTGAACATTTTTTTAGCATCTGATCCAGATTTAGATAATATACCGAATCTGGCGTCACTGGATATTGTCGCTTGATTAACAAGTTCTGCTGAGGACATAAATGAAAATCCAGACCTTCTGTTTTTAAGGTAGCACATACCGTAACATCTGTTATCTGCTTTGCATGCTTCCCAAAATATATAGAATAGTCTATTTGCTTCTCTATAATCTGGTGCTCCAACGTCAATTTTTGACCATTGCAAGTACATGTAATGAGTACCAGTAATGTAAGTAGGTAAACCTTTATTATAGAACCAATAACCCTCATCTCTTCTTGTAAATTCTTTATCAATATAATCATACCACTTTTCTTTAAACTCAGTGCCGTGATCTTCCCAATCAAACCTAGATTTAATTCTACTTAGTTCTTTTGGGTATTCTTGCTTTTCCCATTTTTGATCAACTTTGTTTTCGCTTCGTTTAAACGGTTCATTTGTTGTTGGTAAAGCAATCCTGAGATTTTGTATTTCAATGATTTGTCCAATTTGTCCAGTTTTACTTATTACTATAAAATCATAATCAGAGTTATAACCATACTCCCATTTTTTGAAACGATTTTGTTTCTTTAATATCTTAGGATTAATTAAATCCTTAACCTCTTTCCAAAGAGTTTGCTCGTAACTCACTTGCTTCTCCCTTCTGCAAATCCTTTAAAAGTTTTTTGTTGTTTAACTTCTTTAGGTTTTTCATTTAAAATATCTTCCTCTATCTGTATGCGAGTTAATATTTCAAAAGCATCAAATATTGCTAATTTTTTTGTTGCAGCAGCATTTTTTAATCTATCAGCGCTTACATCGTCGTCTGAGTCTACAATCTTTTCTTTTGCTACTTTAATTAGTTCTTCAACTGCTTTCTGCCCAGCTTGGATTATTTTCAATTTCGTTTCCTTCGTATTCATTTACTAAAGCTATATCATTTGATTTCATACAATAAAGTCGTTCACCATCTATAATAAACTCAAATTCAGAGTTTGGGGTAAACGTAATAAGTGTTCCAGGATTAATTCCTAGAGCTTCTAAGGTATTATTAGTATATTTTACTATACCAACGTTAGGTTGTTCTTTTCTATTGTCTAAAATGCTACTATTTAAAATAGGTTTTATAAAACAATAATCTAAATGAGGTTTGTTGTTGTACATATATATTTGGTCAAAAGAAACAAAATACATATTATCTTTAAAAAAAGTAGAAGAATTTTTTTCTTCACCTCTAACATTATACCATCTTCTGAATATATTATGATGTACATAAAGTTCGTCACCTACTTTTATTTTAGTTTTATAAGCTGCAGGCGTTGAAACAACTACAGCTTTTTTACTAACAAATACATGATTTTCAATACTAGTGTTAATAATAAGATTATTGTTATTAACCTTACGTACATTGTCGTATCTTTCATTTAAAGGTTCAACAATAAAGCTATATAAACCTTTCACTAATACTTTAAATCATATTCTACTGAAACTGCCATATTAGAATTAAACTTTTTCCAAGGCAAAACCTCATCGTTTTTAGTTATAAATATATTATACGATTGGTCTTTTTCTTTAAAAAGAATATCACTAATTATATGCCCTCCATAAACCTCTTGTCCAGTGGCATAATGCATAGCTTCATTCTTATAGTCTGCTCCTATACTAATCTTTCTTATCTTCGACATTTTCTTCTATCTTAGTATAAGATCCATCAGATAAGTCTATGTTTACATTTCCGTACTTTTCTTGAAACTTTATTTTAAACTTCTCTAATTTTTCCCCGTTATCTTTTAAGTGCTTGATAAATAAGCTCTTTTGAAACTCTATTCTACCAATAGAAGTTAAAAAATCTTGACCTTCTTTTGTTAATTCTTGAACTTTAGAAAGTTCGTCTTTTGTTAATTTATTTTTTTTTGACATTTGATTTGATTTGATTTTATTGTTTTATTAATATACTGCTACTAAATTACTTCCTGCAGTTATTCTTTTTGCTAATATAGGAGATTTATCACCTACTGTTTTACCTGGTTGGCATAATGGAAAATTTACAGTACTACCAGCTTCAGTAACTAAGCTAACTGTTTGTGCTGCATTTCCGTTGTATACTACACATCCTCTTCGTTGTGTATTTGGTATGTTTATAGCTACATCTTGAGCTAGTTTAAAGGTTGGTAAAACACCTGCTCCTACTCCATCAGCTATAGTTATAGTCTGAGGTGCTGCAAGAGTTGGTAGAGTATATCCACTACCTACCGCAGCTAGAGTTACTCCAGTTAATAATAAACCAGCTACAGTAACAGTTGCATCTCCATTACCTCCACTCACTGTTAATACATCACCTATTACATAACCTTTACTTCCTAAGTCAGATATGTTAATGGCGTCTATAACACCAGCATTAACACTAACGTTGGCTTTAGCTCCTGTACCAGATCCGCCAGTTAAAACTACAGATGTTCCATTGCTATATCCAGTACCTGCAGTTGTAATTGTTAAGTTACCTACTAATGGAGCAATTTCACCTACTGACAGTCCATTAACTGTCAATCCAGTTCCACCACCACCAGTTGTAGCTAAACCAGTTAAGGTAGCATAACCTTCAGTACCTGCTGTAAAATTTGTAAAGATGTTAGGATTTGAATTATCTATAGCTCCTATTACTATTGCTTTAGCATCATGACCAAAAACCCTTGGTTGTGCCATTGTATTTCCTTCTAAACCACTTAGTGTAGGTTCCCAGCTATTATATGCCATAATTATTTATTTATTTTTGTTATTTTTTCAGCACCACGACTTCCGAAGTATGCTACGTAAACTGTTATTAATAGTGTCTTTAATAAAGTTATCCACTCTTCATCTACATTAAATTGTAAATGAAAAGAATCAATAGCCATCATAAACACCGCAGAAGTTGTTAAGAATATAAGAGCTAGCGGACGAGTGTTTTTAGAAAGCCATGAATCACTTTTCATATCGCTTCTCCATCTACTAGATACTTCTTTTATTTCAGCTATATCTTGTTCTATAAGTTTCATAGCTTGTTCTTTGTCAACAGCCTTAATCTTATTATCACTTGATATAATATTTTTTACTATACCTAGTGTTCCTTGATCAGGTAATATATCACCTAATGCAGCTAAAACTTTAGGAGCTTTACTTGATAAAAAAGCTCCTATTTTAGTTTCTTTAAATGATTTTTTGTTAGTCATTATACTTTACTTGTAAATTCAGTTTCAACTTTTGGTAAATCATTTTCAGGGCTAGCTGGACGGCTTGTTCCTTTTTTTTGATTTACATACATCATGTTTCCTTGGGCATCTTTCATTGCAGTTTCACCTTTTCTAATCCCTTCACCAGACTTAGTATCAACAATACTACTTCTGCCGGCACCTTTTTTATTTATTTGATTAAGACCTTTAGCTTCTTGCTCTGCTATTGTTAATGTTTCGGCACCCATTTTACCTTGCTTAGCTCTACTAGCTAAAACCTTAACATCGTGCTCGTCTTTGAGCTTTTGCAGTTTTTTACCTTTTACGTTTTTAAATCCAAAAGAATCAGCTTTACCTGTTAACGCTTTAGATAATTTCATCGCTCTTTGTGTTTCTTGTGGAACAAAAACTTTATCTCCTTTACCAGCTATATAATCTTGAGTTTTAGGTTTAGGTTTAGGATTTTCTGTAGTAGTAATAATTTCAGGTGGTTTAATTTCATCAGGAACAAAAGTTCTATTTTGATCTTTTAGTTTTTTATTTGCTTTGTACTCTTCATATTCATCAGGATGATCATCCCAGTATTTTTGAGCCTCAGCTGGATCTACTCCTGCTTCTGCATAAGTTCTACCTTTACCTTCTCCCTCTAAATAGTTTATTGTTTCTGTTCCACCATCAACTTTATTAGTTTCTGTTCTAACAACTTTCATATTAGCTTGAGCTTCTTTTTTAGCTTTAGCATCTGCTTTCTTTTGTTCCTCGGTTTTTTCATCTCCTGGTCCATTACTATAAGCCATTGTATTGCCACTAGCTTTAAAAGGACTATTATTTAATAGCCCTTTAATTTTTAAAACATTTGGTCTTTTATTTCCTAGTTTAAACGCCATGCTTATGAGTTCATGTGTTTAGAAATAATAGATCCGCCTTTTCTTTTTGCAGGTTTTTGGCCAATAGGAGCTTTTCCCATTGTCATTGGAGCTTTTCCCATTGTCATTGGAGCCATTGACTTCATATCGTGCTGTGCATTTTTAGCATAATTGTTTCTAGCTGATTGACTTAAGTTAGAATTAGAAGCTTCTTTAATATCATAATTTATTTTTCCTTTAAAGTACTTAATTGGTCCACCAGACATTTCAGTTGGTGACTCACCGGCAGTAGCCATAGCATCTTGAGAATCCATTTGGTCAAAAGATTTAAAAGTAGTTGGAGCTCCTGCTGTTTTTAAAGTTTCTTTATCAGCTTTCTTAGTGAGTTTTGTTTTCTCATTTTTAAGTTTTTTGCTTTTTTTATCAGTTTCATCTTCAGCTTTTCTTATATCACTTTGTGCTTTTTCCTTGTCTTTTCCTCTTACAGTCTTGTTCTTTGGATCGGCATAATATTTATCTATTTCGTTTTTTTCATTTGATTTAGCTGCATCTGATTTTTGAGTTAATCTAGCTGCTTTTCTGCTACCAGCAGCTTTTATAGATTCTTTTTTAGCAGTTTTTTCAGCTTCTTTATCAGCTCTACCTTCAGCTTTATTGGCTTTTTTATCATCTCTAGCCATTTCTCTATCTTTTTTTCCAGCAGATCTTTTAGCTTGCCTTTTTAAACCACCTTTTAATCCAGACTCTTTAGCTGCTTTTTTATTTCCACTTTCTATAGCTTTTTTAGCTTTATCCATAGCTGTTTCTTCTTTTACTACAACTTTCTCTTCTTTTTTTACTACAACTGGCTTTTCAACTTTTGGTTCTTTTTTCACTATAACTGGCTTTTCAACTTTTGGAGTTACAGGTCTATTTGTAGGGCCTTTTCCGTAGGCTTTGTTTATTTTATTTTGAGCAGCGTTTTGAGCTGACTTATCACCAGATTTTTTAGCTGCAGCTCTATTTTTAATATAAGAATCTAGGTTTTTATCTTTTGCTTTTGCTTCCGCGTATCCCATTGTTTTATTTTTTATTTGTTTTATATGCTTCTTGTTCCCAAGGGAAGCTAGGATGTCCTTCAACTTTCCAAGTTCCTTTGTATTTTATTTTTCCATTTTTTCTTGGATAAGTTTCCCCTTGCCAAGTAACACTATCATTAGTGTAGTTTAATCCTTTGCTTCCTCCGGATTTTTCAAAATCTTCAAATTGACCTACATGTATCAACTCGTGATCATCAACTTCTTTTTCTTGCTTAGGATCTTTAATATCCATGTTCAATACTATAGTACCATTTTTGTTTGCTCTACCTAACACGCCTGGTTCTTCTTTTTTGTGATACCTAGGCGTATTGTCTATTTTATAAGGTGCTTTAATTTTAAATGCCATAGTATATTTTTAACAATTCCATCTTCTTCTAGCTGCTAAACCTCTTTTACTTTTCCACGACTTTGATCTAGCACAAAAAGCTTTTCTACGTTTAGCTGGTTTACTTCCTGGTTTTAATTCACTAGGTTTTTTAGTTACCGCAGTTTTTAAATTACTTTTTGGATTTTTAGCTTTGTATGAGTCAACACCTTTTTGTGTCATGCCTCCACCTGCTGCAGCACCAGTACCGCTATCATTGGCTTTATTAAAGTTTTTACCTTTACCAATAGTTCTTCTTACATCACCTTTCTTTTTAGTAGGTGCTTTTTCACCACACTTTAAACTAGGATTAGCTACTTGTCTCCAGTCTTGTTTTACCCAGTCTCTTAACCCATTACTTTTAGTACCAGTAACATTACTCTTACTAGATCTTTTATATTTACCTTTTGCTCCAGCAGATCTTTTAGCACTAACAACAGAAGATTTTTCACTATTGCTCATGCTTCTAATTTTAGCTAACGGTAAGCATACTTTTTTAGTGCCTCCGCCTTTGGCTTTTGTTTTTCTAACTTTTGTAAATGGTGATTTCATTTAACACTTACCTGCTTTTTGAGTTTTTGAAGCCCACATATTAGCGTATGCGCTTGGATATACTTTAAATTTCTTTTTAGCCGCAGCCTTGCATGATGCAGATATTTTTAACAATGTTGGAGCTTTTATATTATTCATTATCTACGTTTTTTTGATTTTAATGCTAAAACTTGTTTAGCTAATTCATCTAGTTTACCATCAGTCTTTGTGCCATCTTTAACTAATGTAGAAAGCACTTTAATTTCTTCAGAAAGTATATCACCCACCTGCTCCATCATATCAACTCTTTCTTTTAGATCTTCTATATTAGCATGATTCCATTGTTCTTTTAAATCATATTCTAATCTCTTAACCTCTGTAGGTGGTAACCTTTTAGCTAAATCAATATCATCTTGTAATGAATAATACATACCAACTAAAGTTGTTGTTAACATGATTATACCTATTACTGTTTTTATATCAATTTTAAATTCTGTGTTTTCAGATATTTTCATACTCCTCTGTTGCATCAAATGACGGGCATGCTTTGTTAGCAAACTCGTTGTGTGAATAAATAACTGCCTCTGGGTACATTGCTTTAAGTGTTTTAAGCACATTTAAGAGACTATCTTTCTGTTCTTGTGTTCTTGTATCCTTAGGGGTCTTACCATCAGACTCAACACCACCACAATAGCAAATTCCTATTGAGTTACGATTGCGCCCCTTGCAATGAGCACCTATTTTATCAATATCACGACCTTTATTTATAGTTCCGTCTAAATCAATATAAAAATGATAACCTATATCATTCCAACCCTTAGCTAAATGCCAGTCTCTAATAGTATCTACCGAAACTTGTTGGTCTTCTCTAGTTGCGGAGCAATGTATAATTATTTCCTTTACTAATCTCATAGCTTATTATTTAACTAAACTTCTAAACTCTTTTTTTGTTTTTTTATTATTTTTTCTTTTTTTAATATTTTCCTCAGACCAAATTCCCCATGGTTTATCATCTGAACTAGAATCTACTGGAGTAGCTGCATCACCTGTAGCAGATGGTTTTGGTGGGCTATTCATGCCTGAATTAATATTTGTTTTAGGTTGAAAAGTTAAAGCTGCAGCAGGTGAAGAAGAACACGAGTTTTTAACTTTTTTCATCATCTTAGCTATACTTTGATTATCTTTTCTCTCTAATTGGTAATCTTTTATAGCTTTAGTGGTTTTGTCTGTGTCGTATTGTGAAGCATTAGCACCACCCTCCAGAGCCTTATCTCTTTCCTTATCTTCTTTAGCTCTTCTTTCTTTATCGTATTCGAGCTGCTGGATTTTTAATCTAGTTTTTGTCATACCATTTCTAGCATCTTGATATAGATCTACTTCGTCATTATCACTTGCTTTTTTAGCTTTATCTAAATCTAATTTAGGAACATTAGTTGCATCAGGTTTTATTTCATTAGCTGTTGGCTTTTTTCTAGTCTTAGGAGTTGGTTTTGTTTTAACAGCTTTTTCTTTAGGCAACTCAGTGGTTGCATCCATTTTTAGATTATTCTTTTTGTAAAAATCAACACGAGCTTGTGTGTTTAATTTTGGAAAGTCTTTTTTATCCGGCATTATTTTTTATTTTTTAATTTAACCCACTTGTGAGTAGTGTATCCAATAGTCATTAATAATAATACTATTTCTAACGCAGGTTCCATCCAGTCTAAACTAGCTATAGTGAATGAAGTTATATTTAAACAATATAACTTTAAGTCATCTAAACCCATTATTTGTTGGCGCTTAATACAGCATTTGATTGAAGAACAAAAGGTATAGCATCTATTCTTAGTGTTGACTTAATAGTAGTGTTGTTTGATTTCATAGTCCTATCTCCAGGCTTAGTGCAACCACATTTTACAGCAAAACCAGCTGTGTATGTGCTAGGATCTACTCTTTTTCCATTATAACTTGGCATAATTTTTTATTTTTTGGTTTATATTTGGTGTTATATATATAATTACATATATATAATTCACCTTTACAAATTTTATTGTTAGTTGTAATTTACTTTATATCAATTGTAGATCCAGTGAGTCTTTTATTTTTTCCAAAACCTGACACATGGTTTTTAGCAACAGCTACTTTTTTACCGTCTTTGTAGTACTTATATTTTCTACCACCTTTTAAAGTTTTTCCTTCTTTTTTCTGGTCATAACTAGTGCCACGTCCACTAGTTGATTCTTTAATATAACCTTTTATATTTTCTTTTTTTTTTAAAATTGGCGCTGCATTAACAGCTTTTTCGAATTTACCGTCTAATTCACCATCTGCAGAAGCTTTTCTTAGTCCAGAATTAAACTGTTGTGGTGAAGGAACTGGATTAGGGACATTACCAAACATTCTAGCGGCAGATTCTATACTTGAGTTTTTGAAATTACCTTTCATAGTCATTGGAGTTTGAATAGCAGATGATGCTGGATTATTAGGCGTACCAGCTCTATTTTCTTTAATAGCTAATTGATCAGCCTGCGATTGAACTGTAGCAGCTGTTTGGTCGTTCATTGAGTTAGTTGGGCCTGTTCCAGCACTAACAGGTATTACATTACCAGTCTCTGGATCAACAGACGTATTTTTTATAGGAGTCATATTTGCCATTTTATCTTGTTTTATCTTTATTAACGTATTCTATTGATTTAGTTATTACTTTAAAACTATATCTATTTATATTTTCTAATTTAGTTGTAGGCATGTCTTCTTCGCCTAACATAATTCGGTACATGCGACTTATCAGCTGTTTGCACTTTATGGAAACTTTATATATATGATATTTTTGAGTGGTGTGGTTTCTTTTCCGCCACACTGTAATCCACCCTTGTTTCAATAATCTGTTCCAGCGCCTATTATCCCAGCTGAATGAGTACGTACCTTTTTTAAAATCATCTTTAGTAAAAAAATCTATAGCATCTAAATAGATTAGTAATTCTAAATCTGCATCATTTAATTCGTTTGTTTTACAAGCCCACTTTCTAATTATTCTATAATGTTTAAGTAAACCTAGTTCTTTTAAATCACTAGATGTTAACTTTCTCATAGTATAACAACGACATCATGCTCTTTAATAACTTTATATTCTTCTTTTTTTAATTCAATATTAAATCCAGCAGCTTTGTCATAATAGACTTCATCACCTTTTTTTAATACTGATACATCAGAGCCAGGTTCTATAACCGTAGCTCTTCTATATCTAACATCTTCTCTTTGCTTTTCAGCTAAGATTAAACCACCTTTTGTAGTTACATCAGTTTCCTTGACTGGATTTATAACTATAAATTTACCTACTGCTTTCATGCTCTAATATTGTTAATAACACAATCAGTAGATAATATAGTTGTCGCTACTGAGGCTGCGTTCATTAGTGCACTTTTAGTAACTAGCAAAGGATCTATAATTCCGGCTTTTACCATATCAACCGTATTTCCTGTAACCACATCTAGTCCCATGCCTTTTACTTTTGGAGTTTTATAATCTTCAACGCCAGCATTCTTAAGTATCAATTTATAAGGCTCTTTAATAGCACAATAAAGTACTTCTTCACCTATTGACATTGGTTTTAATTGCTGTGCAGCGTTTAATAAAGCTATACCGCCTCCTGGCACTATACCTTCTTTGATCGCAGCTTTTGTAGCACAAATAGCATCTTCTACTCTATCTCTTTTTTCTTTTAATTCCATTTCAGAGTTAGCACCAACTTTAACCGTAGCAACTTTAGCATTTAGTTTAGCTAGTCTTTTTTCTAGTCTTATTATAATATTAGGATTTTTAGTTTCCTTAATACTAGTTTCTAATAAAGATATTGTTTCTTTAACATCTTCGTTGTCACTTAAATCTACTTTTAATATAGTTTCTTCGTGATTAGTTATTGATCTTAAGCAATTACCTAGGTGCTCTGGATCTATTACATCCATATCGTCGCCTAGGTCTTCATTAATAAGTGTAGCACCAGTCACAGCACATAGATCGGATAATACGTCTTTTTTGCTGATTCCGTATACTGGTGCATCTATAATGTTGACTTTTATATTCCCTTTTGTCTTATTCATAGCCAGCGCGGAAACTACCTGGGGGTCAACATCTGCAATGATAAGAAGACTCTTACCATTTTTAATAATAAATTCAAGGACAGACTGAATCTTCCGCACATTGGGTATTACTGATTCTACGATTAGAACCAACGGGTTTTCAAGTTCAGCCGTTCCTTTTTCTTTGTTGGTAATAAAGTGGTTATTCTTAAGTGCTTGATCATATTGAACACCCTCTATTAACTCAACTACAGTATCTGGTTGTTCATTTGTTTCCATCATAACAACACCTGTTTCATCTACTAATTTGAATGCTTGCCCTATAACCTTACCTAACTCCTTATCATTGTTTGATGATATGGTTGCAACTTGGTCTATTTTGTTGCCTTTTACTTTCTTTGATGTTTTTTCTAAATAAGCTAATACTTTTTTAACACCTGAGTCAATACCTTCTTTTAATTCCCTTGAAGTACCTAACTCACTATGTTTATAAGCTTCATCTAAAATAGCTTTTGCTAATACCGTAGCAGTTGTAGTACCGTCACCTGCATCTGATACTGTTCTTTGCGCTGCTTGTTTTATTAACGTAGCTCCAATATTTTCTAAAGAATCTTGTAACGTAACTGCATTAGCTACTGTTACTCCATCTTTTGTTATTTGTGGCATGCCATTAGCATCTTCTAATATAACACATTTACCACTTGCTCCTAAAGTAGATCCAACCGCGTTGGTTAGTTTTTCTACCCCAGCTAATATCTGACTTCTGGCACCATCACCAAAAGCCAGATTTTTAACTAACTTTATTTCTTGCATTTAATTTAATTTGATATGATTTGTTTTGAATATTACTCGAAGGTTTTAACTACTTTCGGTCCTTTGGTAAACTCTAGCTTTTTAGCATAATGCTCAATAGAAGCATCTATTGCTTGCTCTGCTCCACCTATAGTTTCTCTTCTGGTGACATCAGTCCATATCTCAGGGTCATCAATGTCTCTATATTCGGTTTGTAAAAATCCATTTGGCAATTGAACTATTCTCCAGTTTTTCTTCTGTGAAATATGTTTCCATGCTTTTATGGTGTCTTCTGTTGGTTGTGGTGCACTAGACCACGTATTAGTGCGGGTATATAAAAACGTCATTTTATTTGGTTTTAAGTTAAACGTTGGTTATTTATATTATCACTTGATAATTCGGTTATTTAATATTTTATGGTGATACACTAAACTGAACCCAGCTATAAGTTCCATTTGGACTACCGTCGGTAATACCTTCAGATACTCCTTCAAATTTAGCTAACGTAGTGTTATATCTAATTAAACCCACGTTGGCAGCGCTTGCAACTGGTCTACGGCTTGTTGCTCCAACTGGTAGTTTTATTGCTGTATCGCTATCTCCTGATTGAGTAAATGAATTACCCCCACCACTCACACCATCACCTATTAATACGTTATACACCACTGATAATGTCGAGACTCCAATTCCTCCATTTGCTGTTGAAATAGGAGTTGTAATACTGCTAGCATCACCCCAAGCTAGTTGATAAGGAGTAGAACCTATTGTTGAAGGTAGTTTTAAAACTTGATCAGCTGTACCTACTGCATTAGGTAATATAATCTCATAATTAGTTCCAGATGTAGTTGGCCCTTTTATTCCAACATAACCATCATTAGTAGATGTGTAAAATCTTACAGCACCACCTCTTGCAAATGAGTTTTCAGTACCGCCTTTAACAATTATTCCACTATCGTAAGTTAAAAGACTTTGTTTAGAAACTGTAGTACTCCCATTTTCGTCATTATAAAGAGTTATACCGCTTGGCCCAGCTGCTAATTTTGTTCCAGAATCTGTTTTCATAATAATAGCATCAGCTGCAACAGAAAACTGATCATCTGTGCTTGGTCCTACAGACACTAAAAATTGACCAGGACCATTGAATCCAAAAGCGTTTGTAGTTTCTCCCTCGCGCTTTATAAACCTAGGTATTATTATGTCATTACCTTGATCTGTTATTACAGAATCAGTTAAAGTGTTTGAATCTGACCATTTTGGTATTTTACCAGCGGTTCCAGATCCATCAACATTAGAAGCTGAGGTAGATATTTCTATATTTTGCCCGCTAGGAGTTACAGTTATATTAGTACCACCGGTTATATTTATATCACCTGTTAATCCATTTAATTTATCTACTACATCAAAACCTTCAAGAATAGTGTTTAAAACCATTGTTCTAGTCTCATTAGTAGTTACACCATCTCCATTTGGAGTTTTATCACATACAAGTATTAAATCGTTACCGTCGTATGTTGATTTTAAAGGATATGTTTGTATTTGTGCCATTTATGTTTTATTTTATTTTTAATTTTTTTTTAACAACCTGTAATTGCATCTACTTGACCATCGTCTCCAATTGACATTACATTTCCGCTACCCATTTTGTAAGATCCTGAGCTTAAAAATTCACTGCATTCATCATCGGAAAAAACAACGTCTCCACCTACTGGATATGTTCCAGAACCACTATGATAATAAGTCGCTCCTGCTGCCAATTCACAGGCTTCTTCAGCGCCGCCTCTTGCTGGTGACTCAGAAGAAGCAAAGCTAGTACAACTACTAGCAGATTGTCCATAAAAATCATTAGCTAGTTCTATATTACTAGTCACTGTAGGCGTTGGTAGTGTAGAGCCAAAAGTATACAAAGACAGGTTAGAGGAGCCTTGGTCAAATTCTGTAGATATATCATTCATAGATAACGGACCTGATGTTGGTAATGCCATTATATTAATCTTTTTAAGCCTTCAACTTGTTTTGATAGTTCTTTTATAGCCTCTATCAGTAGTGGCACTATCTTTTCGTATTTTACAGCTTTATAACCACTATCTCTAGTAGTGACAACATCTGGTAATACTTTCTCTATTTCTTGAGCTATAACACCTATGTCGTGACCGCTATTGCCATGAACCTCTTCTTTTTCTATCCAGTCAAACTCTATACCTTGTATACTATTAACTTTATCTAATGCTTTGTCAATACTTTTAATATTGTCTTTTAATCTAATATCAGACGTAGAAAAAGCTACAACATCATTTGAAGCATCTATTCTACCTACAGTTGTTGAAGGAGTTATAGCACCAACTGATAAAGAAACTGTTGACTTTAATGCCCCAGTAGCTGTTATAGAAACTCTTGAATTAGTATTATTAGTTCCAAAATTTATAGTACCAGTACCAGCTGAGGTTATAAAAAACATTGATTTATTAGCCACAGTGTGTATCATATTAAATTGATTGGCACCTTCTATTTCAAACTCAAAACCTCCTGCTGCATTAGCTATAAACTTAGTACATTCCATAGTGCCAGTTGTTTCTAATTTTGATCCATCAAAAGTTAAAGCAGATTCACCGTTTAAAGCTGTAGCGCTAGAAAAAGTAGCTATTCTATTGTTAGATCCATTAGCCGATGTAACTGTACCTGTACTTGTTGTATAACCTGCACCGTTTGTTAATTGATTATTGTTTGTTGGTATAGTAGTACTATTAAAAGCATTTGATCCTAGCTCTCTAGTCCCAACAACATTTGATGAATTAATCATTAAAGCAGTTGCCTCACTACTTTGTGTTGATAAGCCATCAATCGTTATACCATCTAAAAAATTTATAGCCATTTAATTTAATTTAATTTTATATTATCCTATTTGTGTTATTAGACATCTTATGTTAGCTGTGGCAGCTGTTGTAACAGTAACTACATTTGCACTAGTTCTATCTACACTTGCATATACTGTTTCAAGAGTTGAAGCATCATAAACTTGAACCATAACATCTGAAGTATTCAAATTGTGAGTAAAAGTATGTGTTGTTCCAGAAGCACTTGTTCCTGCAAACTCTCTAGCTGTATTAGCATTTATATAAGTTGCTAAACTACCAATATCTAAATTTAAGTTATTAGCTGTAGTATTACCATCATACACTAAAAAAGCCATTTCTGATAAAGCTTCGGATGCTACTGGAGTATTTGTAATATCAACCCCTACTGTCGCTGTACCTGAAGAATAACTTAACGCTAAGCCATCTAAA